GTATGCCCACAAGTCAACCATGACCATACCGAAGTCAGAGGCTTCACGTGACGTCCATTCAGGTATTTGAATAGAGGCACGGGCCAATAAGTCAGCCTGAATAGATGAGTAATCTCGGCTTGTGTAATCAAAAGTGGTCATATCAAAGACTCCTCAGTAAGGCCAGTAGGTGTTGCTATTTTAAATGAGAAAACTTTGCTATTAGAAAAAGCCATGCTGTATTGAACTTTTATTTCAATTACAACAGAAGCGTCCTCATCAACATAGGGTGTGTCAGATGGCTGAATGCTTAAGTTACTAATAGATGCAATGCTTAATTGTTTATTTAATTCCATTAAAGCATCTGTTTTAAATTCTCCATAAATTAAGTCGTCAACTGGTTCATAGAGTAATTGGGTAGCCCCAGCGCCATACGTTGGGCGCATTACTCTTTCAAATCTAGACGTTGTCAAAACGTCAATGATTTGTTGTTCGGCAATTCGTTCTGGCGTGCTTGTTTTAGCGACTCGCCCAGCATTGTCAATTCTAAATGGTGTGTATATAGATGGCATAGTTACCCAAATATTCTTAAGAGTGAGGCGTCTTTATAGGATTCTAGTTCAGTAACTCGGTTGGTGAGGCTGTCTAGCGACGCTGTGTGAGACCCCACGGTGGAGTTTATTGCGTCTATTTGCCCTTGAATACCTGTCAAAGAAGTGGCAGGATCAGGGGCTACCTGTAACCAAAACACGTTAGTGAGATTGGTGTCGTCAGCGGTGACTACGATTTGTGAACCAATTGATGGGACTGCCCAGACTCCATTATACGCTGTTCTACCAACATACGAAATTGGAATAATGCCGTCTATACCCGCAAGGACAGGCACACGCACCTTGATTTCTCCAGTAGTGCTATTGGAGTAAATAACCGTTCCTCGGTACACAGGGTTATTAAACATAAACATCCCCAAAAGCCTTAGAAGCAATCCAGCCCTTATCAGTGAGTGTTGGGGTAGGCGGAAGTGTGTACGCAGCAACAGGTCGCACTTCTGGGTTTTTACCGTTTGTAGAGTCTGTGGATATTGTCAATTCTGTAAGGAAATTAGAACGAGTGACCGTGTGCTTAACAGCCCGCACCAGCCAGTAACCATCAAAATTAGAATCATAATTGTCAATTTTGGCAATAGATCCTGGTAGTGGTTCTGGTATTCCTGTGACCTTTACTTTTGCATTATATGGGTACCCCGTGCGAGCCGCAGCGCCAGCAAACTTATTGAGCATTCCAACAGAAGATACGTTTGTATTAACAGTGTGCGTATATCTAGAAGGGACAGCAACTCCTAATTGGCTATATGTTTCATCAGTTGTTGTGGAAGTAATGGCTCTACCAGAGGAATCAATACCAACATACTCATGACGGTTGGAATCACCGTCTGGAGTTACATCACCGAATGTTCCTGTGAATTCCATAATACGTCCTGGAACGTAGTCTAGGTCACCATAAGCACCACGAACTGTAAGTAACTCTACATAAGGTAATTTACGACCAATTGCTTTAAACGGATCATAAAGATTTAAGTGGGTACCATTAGTTAATAATGAGTAACCAACTGACGAAGCAGTTTCTGCAAGGAACGCCCAATCTGATTGTTGGTTTTGTAATAGACGACTCCAAACAAACTGGTCATCGGGAACACAGTATGAATAATTGTAAGCACCTGCAAGTGCCTCAACAATGTTAGGGAGTGTTACGTTTTCCCATACCTTGTTCTTAGTACTAGACATGTCATAACTGGAACCAAAGCAAACTACTGTAGCGGCTTGAACAGGGCTGTTGTTAATTAATCCCTTGCGTGTAACCATCTCTGGCTCTACGTACGTAACATAACCATAAAAATAAGTTATTTGTGCTGGACTTAATGCTATTGAAATGTATACAGGTGTGCCTACATAGTCTGTTATTGCAGCAGGCAAAAGCCCAACAAACTCAATAGTTGCCATGTCATGCTTGTTTTCTTCAATGTGAAGAGTAACAGTTTGAATAGACGTGTAGTCAACAGAAACACCACTCAACACAACAGAAACATCTGGAGAATTAGGAAACTTGCTTTTAAAGATCATACAGGTATTCTAAGTTGTGTACCTACAGGTATTTCGTTAGGAAACTTTACATGAGGGTTAATGTTTGCAATTCGCCAATACTGAGTAGGGTCTCGGTATACACGGGTAGCAATGATGTCAAAACTATCCCCATCCTTAGAAACGTACGTGCTGTAGCGTTCTGAAGACACCTCTTTTGGAAGCGCAATAAGTGTAGATGTTGTTGGGTCTTTGTACGTTGTATAACGTGATGAGGAGTTAAGAGCCATTATTCCAACTCCGCTCGTCGTGGGTCATTTGCCCAGTCTTTACCTTGTAACGCTCTTCCTACAATCCAAGAATCTCCATATAGTAATTCTTTTTCTGCTATGGAAACCTGCGTTGACCTAACGTTTCCTGATGCAGAAGTTAGATCGTAGTAGACTATTAATTCTACTTTATATTTAGCATTACTTGCTCTGTCAAACGATTTGCTAACACCTTGTTCTGGGTTTGTGATTACATCAAAAATAATGCTGTCTCTTCCTTTACCTACATTTGACATGTTAGGTGTGGCTCTACTAAGCCCTTCAAAAGCAATACCATTTACTGCATATGCAAGGTTGGTTGCTGGAGGTGCTGACCCTCTTCCTAAATAAGTCATCTTAATTTTAAGAGATGCAGAAATAGTTCCTTTGTTTTTTGTTACAAAGGTTTTAGTAGATTCACTAAAAATAGCGTTAATTTGAAATCTATTAGTTCCACCTTTGCCGTCACCTAATATGCGGAATGGACTAAAACTTTCATAAGCATATGCAGTACCTGCGGCGTATCCTTTTACTAAATCTTTACCGATACTTTTAAGCGCTGCAATTTCTGCTGGTGTACCTGATACTTGAGATCCAAAAGCGGTAGACGCATCAAAGTCTTTATATAGCGTTGTCAAGTACGTATCTTTATTAGCAAACCCAATATACATGGCTTGCATTTGTACGTTAACTATGCATTGTGTTGGGACCATTGACGGGTTAAATTTGTTAAATGAAACCATTGTGCTTGTAACAAAGCCTTCAACCATAAACGTAGATGAAAATACAACACGTATTGGTTGAGCAATTAGAAACGCTGAGTTTCCAATGTTCGTTCCTAAAAACGTACTTGTTTTAGCGGCGTCAAAAGGTATCTCTTTATCCGCAGTATCCTCTGTTCCCCCACCAGGGTTTGCTAAGTTATAAGCAGCAGTTACTTCTCCTGCTTTTTTAACTATTGCAGCAATAAGATCTTGGTTCATGCCTTGACCGATGATTTGGTCAAAAACCATAATGTCGGCAAGAACCCCAATGTCTGTTACCCATGATGGGTCATAAGGACTATCTGTAAACCCTGTAGTAACTGGCCTACTTGGATGCCCTCCTCCAAACGTTGATTTCCTTGTTAAGTTTGCTGCTTTGTTATTTTTAACAAGTGCGCCATTTCTGTTACGGTATGAGGCACTTGCCAATTCGGCTTCTCGGTTAAATAGAAGTTCAAATGAAAAGTTTGCATCTCCAGGAATTGGTTGAGTGAATTGAAAGGGGTCTTGGTTTTGCCATTGTTGGATGTCATTGCGAGCATTAACGGCCCTGGTTAAAGTGTCAGGGTTAAACTGAAAATGAAGCCTGCGCTTATGTAAATTACTATCTTTACTTAATGAGTCTCCATATGCACTAGTAATCATCTTCATGTAACCACGTTTTACCGCTACAGTGCCTTGTGGTCCAACAGCAGCATTTTTATTGACACTGCTAGGCCATATGAACTGCGGGTTATCTTGGTCAGTGCGGCTATTAGGATTACCTATACCTGACTCGTAGTTTCCAAAGTTATAGAATTGGTTGTTTGCATACCGATCAGCCATTACATACTCCTCATAGCAGCCCGTTGAAGGTCTTGGGTCATTATCTTGGCAACTTCCTGAGCGGCTCGGTGTGCATCAGCAGTGTTACTTCCTGAACTTTGAATGTAGATGCTAGGTGCAATAGTAATACCACCACCAGATACTACGGTAGTTGAGCCACCTCCACGCATTGGGGTTGTTGGGTCACCCGTAGTTGGCAAATTCATGCTCTGTGCAATCTTCTTACTTTGTGCCATTTTGTCTGGATCAATGCCATTTTTCCAGTCACCTTTAACATTCCAAGGTGAGAGGTTGCCGCCACCATAAGTGATACGAGCGGCTTTAACGTTAGTTGCTGGATCAAATAGTTCGTTGTCTTCAGCGATACCGAAATACTTACGGCGTGCTTCTCCTAAATTACCTTTCATATTTATTTGAAAGAGTCCATAAGAGTCATCAACAGGACCGACGTTGCGTACTGAAGGAATCCAGCGTGATTCACGATGAGAAATAGCCAGCATCTTCCAGATATCTTCTTTTTTAAATCCACGTTTTAATAGCATTTGAGCAATGGATCGGGGGTCCATTGCCGTGCCTGTTGTAACAGACCCAGAAGTTTGAGTTGAATTATTAGGTGAACCAATGGTGCGTCCACGACCAGTTACTTTTCGCCCACCAGCACCACCGCCACCCATTGTTAATTGGGTTGCAGCACGGAATGCAATCAATTGGTCACTCATACTCATTTGACCAAACGAAGGGACACTTCCACCTTTACCTAAATCCATTAAGGTGTCTGAAACTACACCGTTAGATCCCATTCCTTCAAACTTACTGTTTGGGTCAAAGCGTTCAGCGCCAGCAACTGTCCCCCACTTTGCTCCTGCTTTCTCGTAATCTCGTCGGCTATTTGGTAATTCAGCAGGCTGTACGTGCCAAGGTTCATTGTTTACGTCAGCAAAAGTCTTTAGACCATACTTATCAGCATTCTGTTGCACCCAGTTAAGGTCACCTGTAAGGTCAGCCGCCAAACCAATTTCGTGCATGGATAGACCTGGAGGAGCCGCATCAGCAACACCCGAGTTCTTTTTCCAATAAGCACCATCCCAGAATGTGCCTGTCTTATCAGTAGTACGAGAATAACGGGACAAAAACAATGTGCGCTGTTGGGCACTTGTACGGAAGCCATTACCAACACCTACGTTGGGGTTGTCTTCCATCATCTTTTCAAGACGTTGTCTAAACGTTGTATTTAAACTATTTAAAGAAGAAGAAGCCTTCTTATTGCTAACTACTTTAGCGCCCTTGGTCTTACTGCTAGTTTCAGTACCATCACCTACGTTTGTAAGCGCACTACCAGCCAGTCCTAAACCAGCAGAAGCCATACCAATTCCCAGTGGAGCACCAACGCCAGTAAAGCCAACCATTGCCCCACCAGCAACCATTCCTAAACCAGCAATACCTTTAAGCGCTCGTGCAGCAATAGAACCACGGGTAGATATACGACTACCAATAATTCCAGATGCCAATTCTTCCATGGTCGTTTGTAACTTGATCAATGCTTGAGTGTTCTGCTCCATTGTTGCAAGGTTGTCTTTTTGACGGTTGTAGTACTTCTCATCACGCAATTCAGATAGGCGAGTAGTCTCTTCACGCTGTGTAGCAAGGTTGCCTTCAATGCCCATGGCTTGGCGTTGTGCCTTGTTTTCAGGGTTATACATACCCTGACGACCACCAGTTTTCTTTTGAAACTGTACGTTTGATTGAGCGTACTGAAGTACAAGGTCTTGCATGTCTTCGGGAACGCCCATAGCGCTTAAACGAGCACGAGTCATAGACCCTTGCTGCATCGCTCCTTGTACTGTGCGTTCGTTGGTTAGACCAGCACCACGAGTAATACTTTGGAAGATGTCGGTTATAGACCGTTGCTTGCCACCTACGCCATATAGACCTGTACCAAGCGTCATGGTCATACGGTTGTTTACTTGCGGTGATGCAAGTGTCTGCAACATCTGGGCCATTTGGTCAGTGCTAAATGAATATCCTGAAACTGCTCGCAATCCTGCTACACCACTGGCTTGCGTCCCTGCCTTAATACCTGTGCGGGCTTGTAAAGCCAAAAGACTGTTAATGCCACCAGCACCGAGACGTGCACCTTGGATAGGTTGACGAAATTGGTCATAGTATTGTTGTTGATTAATACCCTGTGTTTGCTGGTATAGAACAGCCAATTGGTCGTTCTGAAGCATTCTTGGGTATGCAGAATTAGTGCGAGCGTCTATAGCACCAAGTACTTGCCCACCCGCTCGCATGGCACCACTTGCAAGATTTGCATAACCTGCGCCACCACCAGCACTAAGCCCACCACGCATGTTGGCAAAGAACCCGCCACCACCTCCACCCATAGCGGCGGCTGAGGCAATAGGAGCGCTACCAACTTGTGCTCTGGAGTTGGCTACTGCTTGAGCAATAGCACCACCTGAAGTTGTTGCCGAACTGGAAGAAGTACCAGCGGAACTTGTTGCTGCCTTTAAGGCTGCTGCAAAAGCCTTAATTTGTGCAGAGGCTTTATCTAAACGATCAGAAAACTTATCAACAAGTTTAGGGACCTGTGCAAGTGTTAGTGCGGCGTCACTTTTACCTGATGTTGGTGCAGGGACGAAGGAGTCACCGAACGCACCACCACCAATACTCGGTTCATTAGGCATTTCCGCCATACATTAATCTCCAGATTTACGCCATTTACCCATTGCAGACCAGTAGCGCCTTTGGCGTACCGTCATATTTTGTAAGTCAGTGAGCGTAAAGCCCTTGTAAACCGTGGCGATCAGATCGTATTCCCAGTATATATGAGTTAGGTTAACCAAATAAAAGGGATGCCCAATCAAGCGCTAGAACCATTGGTTCACCACACGTGGCGCATTGGGCATTCACCTCCCCTACGACAGGTCCTGGCTGGTTGTCCAGCAGGAGTTTGACAAGGTTGGCTCGGTCTTTTAGTCCCAGTCCTTTTGCCCAGTTTTCAGCATTAGTAATGTGAGCGCTGCTGACACAACGGGCAATCATAAACGTATTTTGTTCTGCGGTGCTCTTTGCCTTCTTGGCTACGAACTGACTATCTCCGCCTGTAGGAAGTCGGAACTCCACTTTAGAACCATCTACCAATGTACCTATTAATGGTTTGTGTACATCCATGTCTGTTTTTTTGGTTTCAAACTCATCCATAGAAACAACCACATCGTTAGATGCCGAGCATGAACCGCAAGTAACTTGGTACTCACGGTTTTTTCCATAGGTTGCTTCAACTACACCTAAGAACAATAGGTCACGGTCACCAATAATTAGGTTGTCAATAACTGATGGGTTATCAGCAATAATGATAGAACCAATAGAAATTACGGCACGCTTTAGTAGCGTTGACATATACTCTGCGTAAACAAGACTGCGGTTATCTAAAGAAGCCAAAGCCTCTTCATCAAAGCCATTTAATTCACGAACAATAGCCGTAGTATCCCACGACTCAAGTTCAGTATTAAAAATACCCCGAATGAGTTCAACCACCGTATTTGGCGCTGGTTTCATTTCAGGTATGGCATCTGCTAGTGCAGAGTTAATAGAGTCAGCCTGTTGCTTTGCGTCCATTTTGTGCTCCTAAATTGTGTAATTAACGAATGTTATTTGGTATCAATATTAGCGATATCGGCATCACTCCATGCAACGTAGAAACCTTCGTGGTGAACTGTCATTGACTGAATGAGGATACCATTGTCTCCAGCGTTCAAGTCGGTAAGTGCGTAAGCGCCAGGCCATGCATTAAAGAGTTTAAATGCAAACTTTACGTTACCTGGAGCAATGGAGTCACTCTGGGTGCCACCATCCCACTGGTACTTCAAGTTTCCGCTGTTCAGTTCGCTTGCGGTGTGTGGGTGATCATAGACCCGAACGACAATGTCGCAACGATAGTCGCCATCGCCCATTGCCAAGCCCTGTTCACCAGAGACGCCGCCGCCCAGCCATGCATGGATGAACTTTTGCCATTTCCATAGTTGGTCCTGACCTGCAAAGGCGCCTCGTGCAAACGAGACAGGGGCAAAGTCAGACTGAGCAACCATCTTGTGAGGATGCGTATTCATGCCACCTTCACGGTACGAAATGACTTCGTTGGTTACTGAGATACCACTTACTTGAGCAAAACCAAGTTCACCAATTTGACTGAGGTTATTAGCCAAGTTGCCACTGGATGACTTTGGCGAGATGCTCACTCGGAACTTAAAGTTCCTAAGTGGATCAGTGCGTAGTGTATATGCCATGTTCTATATGCTCCTTGATTAGATAGTTCCAGCGGAGTTGCCGCCAGCCCATTGGGTGAGGTTGATTACAACGAATTCGGCTGGGTATTGCAGAGCGACACCAACCTCAATGTTTACATAGCCATCTTCAATAGACGATTGGGTATTGTTTGTCGCATCACAAATGATGTAAAACGCACTGTCTGGATTTGCACCTCGCAAGTTGCCCTTAGCCCAGAAGTCGGTCAAGTTGCTGGAAAGAGCAATCTTGATGCGGCTCCAGAGTCGCTCATCGTTTGGCTCAAACACAGCAAACTGTGTCTGGTCTGCAAGAGCAACACGCAAGAACGAAAGGGTACGGCGGATGGTGATGTACTTGTCTGGACGAGTCTTTGACAAGGTACGGGCACCATTGATAATGGTTCCCCCACCAGCAATAGTGCGGATGCAGTTGACATGGTTTACGTTGTACAGTTCACCTTGATCGGCGTCTGTAAGAGTTGAAACGAGACCAAAGACGTTTTGCAGATCCAAGAAGTAGCCCGCAGGTGCTTTAGCAACACCACGAAGGTTCTCGGAACGCACGTAGGCTCCTGCGATTGCTCCACCTGTATAGGTGTCACGGATAGCAGTTGGGCCACTCTTTGATGGGTCGTACATCTTCAATGCTGGGAAGTAAACCGCACCGAAGGCACCATTGCTCGTGCTGTAGCCTGCTATTGCTGTTTGCACATCAACCTTGGTAGTTGAGGTTAATGCAGAGTCAATGATGACAAAGGCGTCAGCACGGTCTGCTGCATAAGCAAGGGCTTGGTTAACACGGACGCTGGAAGTTTGTCCAACAAGGTTGATCAACAAAGGACCATTTACAAGATCCAAGTTAGTTACAGCCGTTGCCCATTCGGTGTCAGGTGACACAGTGTTAGGAGCAGTAGCATCAGAACCGCTTGCAAAGTTTAAAGTTTTTGCATAGGTACCCGCAATAACTCCATCAATTGCAATTGTTGAGTTAGCCGCAATGGTGGCTGGTGTACCTTGTACTTTAACGTACGAAGAATAAAGGTCAAGGACGCTCTTGAAGTAGCGGCTTGAAGTTGCATCAAAAGACAACTCTTGCCAGCGCTCTACCTCAACAGTAGAACCAGCCCGTACTTGGTTAACAGCCAAGGAGAACAAAGTGGTTGACTGCACCTTAGGTGTGCCAGCAGGGTCAAACAAAGTGTTTTGATCAAAAGTAATAACTGCTGAAAGATCGTTACCCCAAGCACCCTTAGAGGCCGCTTCTAGTGTAAACAGAACACCAGCGGACGATGCGCCCGTTACTGTTCCTGAGAATGCAATAACAGCAGATGCGGCGGTGGTGTCTAGGACACGAGAGATGTAAGCGTCACGTCCACCGTTAGCGAAGTAATGGTACACAGCGTAACCAATGTCATAAGTGTTGGAGATTTCTCCAAACTTTGCCTTGTAGTCATTCCACGAGGAAATCAAGGTTGGGGTCGCTGGACCACGCTCTGCGGTGCCTACAAAGGCTGCTGCCGTTGTGGCGGCTCGGGGCGTAATGTTGCTGGTGAATGGAGTCTCTCTTACGTAGACTCCTGGACGGTCGTATGCCATTGTTTACTCCTAAATCAGGGGTGACAGGGTTTTAATAATTAATTTGTCTGTTCAAGTGTAGTTGATACAGACAGAACTTTCTTGAGGCCAAGTAGTGCGGTCGTCGGGATTTCTGACGTCATTTGGAGCGTGTATACCTTACGGAAAATACGTTTGCGATAACCAGCCTCAGGGTCTAACAGGTCCGCAGTGGACCAATCTAGAAGGTCCAAACGACGAGACGTACCATCCGCCTCAATCATTATGGAACTGTACCTAAAGGGCACTATATTCGCAAGCATTTGTGAAGCGAGTTGTCGGTCGTGTATAGCACTTCTTGTAAACGTAGAAACTTGATATAAAAGGTCTACTGGGGTAAATTCAGTAGTCCTGAAGGAGTCAAACCCTACCACATTAGGGGAACTAGCCGATGAGGTGCTAGGCCAATAGTCAAGGTTATTAGGGTGCCCAGCACGGTGGGTGTCTAGGTAGGTCTCTGAGTGTTGACGGTTCTTTGCATGAATAACGTCAATCAGTTCAATGGTGATGAAGGGATACTTACGCTCAGTCTCACCTTCTGGATAACGGAAGAACACCTGTACGGGGCGGTCATTGTCACGGTCATCTGAAACCGTCAGAGTAGCAAAACGCTTTTTAATAGCCTCGTCTTCAGCAAAAAGAAAGCCTGTTTTCACTTAGGGGCACCTACACGGATAGCAGAACTAGAACTCAAAGGCAACACAGATGACAAGCCGATCATGGCACATCCTTAAGTTCTAGGCGTTGGACCCCTTAGCGCTCGCTAAGATTGTTCTAAGTTTATCAAATATTAGGCAGCGCTGTAGGCCAAGGAAGGTCTTGAATACCCATAGAAGTTGGTCCTACGTCAAAAGGCATTTCTTGATTTATATATACTTCAATGCCTTCAACGACCACTAACACGTCATCTCGTAAGCGTCCACGCACACGGTAAGTTGCAAGGCTGAAGTAACGACCATCATAGAGAAACATGTCGTTCAGGTGCTTCTGGTACTCAAAAGGATCTGTCACCCCTGCATTTCTAAAGTCTTCAATAGAGGCTACAAAGTTAGTTAGTTCAACAGGCTGGCGACCTTCTGGGATGGCTCGCTTCTGGTCTTCTGTTTCGGTAATCATGAGGACAGGAATGACTACACCGTCTTTATACTTACGCCCACCGACCCCGATAATGCCTTCGTCGTACACATCGTCAAACTGAGACCCAGCGCTGGCTGGAGACGTGTTTGTTTGGTACTCAAACCACACCACCGTCTCGCCATGGTTCCTCGTGTACTCACGATAATGGCGGCGGATGTTCGTTAATTCACGCCGTAGATCCATTAGATGTAGGTGTTATTCGTGTAGCCCGTTGGGGGAGTTGTGTCAATGTAGACATCTTCACGCAAGTTATCAATAGGCGCTTCTTCCAATTGAATAATTTCTTTATCTTGATTTGGAAATACTCGCTCAATTGGGCCGTATTCTCCAAGTTCTTTAGCCTTAAAGATAGGCACGTAGCGGTTCGTAGTTCTGGAAACACGGCGTAGATTAAATATTTCAATTCTGTCAACACCGATGTTAAGAGCACGAGCCTGCGTGGTGTACTGGTTAGACCAATAAGCCAAAAGGCTTTGAACCATTCTAAAGCGCTGACTGGCTGGGATATGGATAGATTCAGAAGTCATCACGTCAATGTCTCGGCTGAACTCAGACATTAGAGCGCCTAGTGCTTCAACGATTGTTCCAATACCGATGGTTTCAATGATGAGTGCAGACATGTTCTCAAGAGGAATGTCCAAACTAAAAGTGTGCTGAGAAATGGACTGGCGAGCGTAGAACTCTAGGTCAGCAGGCGATACCCATTCGTAGTAGTAGCCCTCAACCATAATCTTGGCGTTGGCTGCTGGGGTGGTGTTTAGGCGCAGAATGCCGTTACGGCTGTCTAGAGAGTACTGGGAGGTTGTGAGGGCAGTTACAGATGCCCCAACGTTGGTAGCGATCCACAACGTCTCAGTGTCAATGTTAGGGCTACCAAGTTCATAGGTACGGCCCACAGCGTCAAAAGACACCTGAAAGAACCGTGGAAAGTCACGGAGGTAGTTACGGGCTACCGTTGTGACTTCATCTAGTATTGCCGAAGAGTAGATAGCCATGCTACCAGTTTACTTCAAATTACTGATCCCCTGATCCAGGACCAGGGACAGTGTCTCGGTACGGCTGGTTTACTTCTGGTTGCTGTTCACGGTGTCTGTGGGACATTGTTCCAAGTACACGAGTGATGTCTGCAACAGTTCCTGTTGGTTTAGGGATAGGGCGTTCAGTGGTCATTGGGCTGCTTTTGCTTGTAGCAATGCTCGCTCATAAGGCAACCAATGCTGGTGTACGTACATCGTGTAGGCATGGGTGGCATTTATGTATGAGTGAACACTGCTATTAGGGAGGATCATGTTTTCTTTAAAGCCCTCTTTAAGGTTATCTACGGCCTCAGTGATGCCATCTAAAATGTGGGCTTTAAGTGTTTGTAAGAACTCTGGATTTTGTTCAGTGATATCAAAGAGGTCATTGTGGTCAGAAATGGTGTAAAAGTTATCCCCTGACTGAATCAAAGGACCATTACTTGTTTTGATGATTTTGTATGTCATGTTGTTACCACTTTCCAATTGGGCACTTTTGAGATTTGATGTGTGTCTTCACTTTCATAAAGCAACCACACTCTCTACAGGTCATGGTTGGCTTAAAAAGCCGTTCACAACCTTTACAAATTTCAAGTCTTTCTTCTGCGGTTAATTGTGTCTGTTCCATATTTGTATCCTATACCGTGTAATCAAAGCGGTCTACTTGGGTTGACTGAGCACCTGCTGTAGTTGGGGACAATATAATACCGTGTTTTGTAGCAAAGGCTGCTGGTGTTCCAGAAGCAGAGCCGCTATTCGTAAGACCATTACGTAAGCCAGACCACGTAATAGCAGAACCATTAGTAGTTACTGTTAGAGAAGTAAAATAAATAGGAGTAGTTTGCTCTGCTCCATGTGATTGTGTGGCAACAACAGACAGTACCCCTGCTTCTTTTTTAATTAATTTAAAACTATGGGTATAAGTTGTTATGGTTTGAGTTGTAGCCGTTGCTGCATAGTTACAGGAGTACGGGTTACATGCGTAAGGGTTGCAAGGGCCGCAGTTGCAAGAAGTGTACGTAGTGTTGCCTGTGTATGATGAAGAACTAGGGGGAACAACTGTGCATGGGTAACAGTTGTATGAAACACCAATGCCAAACATGCCTACTTCCCACCGACAGGCTTGGCACCCACCGTCACCGCAGTTAAAAGCACCACCAGGGGATTGAGGGCTTGAACCACCACAGTTATAGCCATCACATGAGCACCCGCCTGGGTTATAAGTACTACAGGTGTATACGTTGTTACCGTCACAAGCGCCAGACCCACCACTAGGGCAAGAGCCACCAGAGCAACATGAACCACAACAAGTTTGATAACAAGTTTGATAACAAGTATTTATACAAGTAGTTCCAGAGAGAGTGCCACCACTAGGGCATGTGTAGACAGTTCCCGATGCTTGAGTAGTGACAACATCACTAACTACTGCCCACCAATTGTTAGCGTCCGCTACCCAAAAAGCAACGCCAAACCCAGCACCAGACCCACCATTAAATGCTGTAACAGTTACATCTTGTCGTAATGACTCAATCGCAGCAAGTGGGTAAGAAACAGCCGTAGTAGCGCTGTATGCGGTGTTGGAAGCAATGTCCCAATCACCTACGATGTCTACCCAATCAAGATTAGTGGTTGCAAGGGATGCTGCATTAGCACGATTAAAGGTGTCACTAAATGATGGTAACCACCGTGAGGCTTCAACGATTCCTGGAATCATAGCCTTATGCGATCAGGTTGCCGATAAGCACCCACGTGTTTGCGCCACGGTTAATGAGTGTTGCTCCAGCCCATTGACCTTTTAATTTCCTTCGGTTACCTTCAGCGTTAACCGTTACGCCTGTGTCACCTTGCACAGTAACCGTGTAAGCGCTGTTGCTATTAGTTGCAAGCAAGTCAATTCGGTCACCGTCTGTAAAACCAGTACCAGGAACTGTAACTGTCATAGAAGCGGCAGTTGGGTTTAATTCAATTAACTTACCAAGGTCACCTACACCTAATGTGTAGTTGTTACTGGTAATTGGAGCCACAGCACGGGTGGAGTTAAACCCTGCACGGGGCGCTCCTGTAGCCAGTTTTGCAACTGTTATAGAAGCATCTGTAATCTGAGTAGAGCCTACGGTTCCTGCATTTAAAGCAGAACCTGGGATGCTCGTAAGAGAAGCACCAGAGCCACTGAAAGCAGTAGCCGTGATTGTGCCTGCGGTAAAGTTACCACTGGCATCACGCACAACCAAGTTGTTAGCAGTGTTTGCGGAAGCCATAGCAACGTAGGTTGCCAAGTTGGTCCATGAACCCGCAGCGGTCTTTACATAAATCTGTGATTGCCCTGTGTTTGAAGGGCTTGTTGTATTTACGTAAGTATCACCAACAGCGCCGATACTTCCAGAAGGTGCTCCCGAGGCAACACGACTTAGTGAGGACGAAGCAAAGGCTCGCTTATCAACAAGTAGTTGAGTTGTGTATGTGGTGTTGAAGGTGTTCTTTACGTAGACGGCGTACAGAGGAATCTGTGTGGCATTGAGTGTAGGGAACACAGGGTTTGTAGCGCTATTGGTTCCTTGAACAACATCAAATTGAAAAGTACCGCTGTTGTTATACGCAACAATAACGTCAAAGCGTGTGTCGCTGCTATTTGCAGCAGCAGGGACAACTACAGTGCCACCTGTGATAGTTCCATAGGTGTTATCAATGCGAACCTCTACAGTGCTTAAAGCAACGTTAAGGTAAGCAGGCGTGGCGTTACCAGCAGCACTTGCTACTGATGTAATGTTTCCGCCACTAATTACACCATGTCGGTGATCGCCAATACTGGAGAAGTCAAGAGAGTCTGGCTCTGACTGATCTAATGAGGCAATGTTCCCAAGCCCAAAATCAGTTGCGTTGGGGACTGTAAAGCCTGCCATTATTTACCTCACAGGGTGTCGTAGATGTTGCCGCTCTTGCGCAAGTAATTGTAGAGGTCTTGCGGGATGCTGTAGCGAACACCATCCTCAAAATTAAATGACCGTGTTCCCCAAAACATCACCCATGTGCCTTTTACTCGGGCACTGATCATGTCACTGGATACAACGGTCGGTTGCACTTCAGTTGCCTCTTCTGCTTCTACAGGTTCGGCAAAGATGTTGGCTTTTTTGGTTGCCATGGGATTACTCCTTGTTGTTTAAGTTTCGTATTAAGTAAGGGGCGGGTTTCCCCGCCCCTTAACTCTACTGCATTTTACTTTCTAAAAATTAGAAAGCGTCGTTAATTGCTCCACCCTTGGTGTTGATCAACACTCGGGATTCGTGCGTGATTACGCCGAAGCCCCAGATTGCGTACCAAGCGAGACCATGCTCACGACCGAAGTCAATGACGCCACCGTCACGGAGTTCAACTGGCAAGGCAATTGCCTGACCGAATGCGTTGTCACCGATCATCATAGCGCTGTATGAGGTTGCGCTTGGATCCTGGTAACCAGCGGTTCCTGGAGCCAAGTCAACGATGTCAGTGCCACCCTGAAGTACTTGCGTGGTTTCAATGAAAACAACGTCGTAGATACGACCGATTTCACCGAGCATGAAGTTGCCAGGAGCGGCGTACTTCGTGACTTCAATGAATTCAGGCCAGTCACGGAGCGAACGGCTCTGCGATGGGTGAACGAAGCACACGTAGGTGTCGCCAAGGCGTGGGATGTTCTGACCAGCAAGGACTTCAACTGCGTCCTTGATAGTTGCTGGGGAGAGGTAGCCAGGAGCCGAAGCCGAGCCTGCTACTGAGTACTCATAAGGAGCAATAGAGCCACGAGTGCTGCCGTTGGTCTTGCGACCGAAGACAACGCTTGGTGCTACTGCATTACCACCACCGAATGGAATGCCTGGGGCGTACAGCGTGTTGCGTGCCTGAACGTCCATGGACTGTGCCATGTGACGACCGAGCAAGCGGCTGGACGATGCCATAACATCATCAAACGATGCGTTCAAGAGCAACTCGGTTACTGCAACCGACTTACCTTGTTCCTTAACTGTGATCTGGATCTGCGAAGCAGTCAGGGCCGATGGCTCCATGCGAACGCCTTCTACCAATTCCGAGCCGCCTGCTTCAACCGAAAGGTTGTTGTAGCGCATGAAGTTGACGGTGAGACCTGGCATAACGCCGAGTTCAGTCTTCTTTACTGCGAACTGCTCAAAACGAAGTACTGGCATTGCTTGGAACAAGATTTCCTTGGACCAGATTTGCTGAATTGCGGGTGAAAGTGTTGCATCACTTGAGTAACCTGTGGTCGTAATTGACGCAAGGTTTGCTCCTGTAACTGCTCCACCTGTTGGGGCTGGAAAAGCCATGTTCTAATCCTCCTAGGATTAATGGTTGTTATAGGTTTTAGAACCGACCCCTATTGGGGCGGGCATTAAGTAGCCGATCACGCATTTTCGCATACTGATCCATTGTCATGTTGCGGATGTCATCCGCATTCAACGATTGATATTCCGTTTGAGTTTCCATTGGCCCTACAGGAGGCGCCGTTACTGGTGCCCCCCTCAAACGACCTTGCTGTTGCGCAGTCGCTTGTTGGATTGATTCAAGGATAGCAGAACTTCGGTCACGAAGTACACTAATAGATGTTTCAATCTCATCTTCCGAATTACCAGACACGAGGTCTATCAATTCTGGAATGATTGTTTCCTGCTCCTCTGACAACCTACGGTTGCGATAGGAGCCAATTTCTTGGAGGCGGCGCTCTTTTTCAATGATTGCCTCTTGGGCTTGGCGCTGTGCCTCAATCTCCTCAAAGCGGCGCTTGTAGTCACCGTCAATTTCCTTGAGTTTCTGGTTGAATTCGTCTTCACGCTTCACCAGTAGTTCTTTGGCGCTCAGTTCCTCAAGTTCCCGTTGACGAAGCAACTCGGTTTCCTTGTGGGCACGCTCATCAGCCTCTTTGCGGGCTGCTTCACGCTCTGCGGCAATTAGAGACATTTGCTCTTCCATGCTTTTAACACGGGTATCCGCTTCTTCAATGCGCTTGTACAACTTGTCTTTCTCCTGCTTACGGATGCTTTCAACTTCCGTTTCAGTGAAGACTTTGGTAGTTTTAATTGCGTTATCTACAAACTGCTCCACTGCTGGGGCGTCCATAGGTACGTTAATGATGTCCCCTTCGGGACCGTTGCTCTTAGCCATAATGCTTTCCTTAGTTTGTTTGGCGGTTAATAACTTATGTTTTGAACGTTATTTGTCTTCGTCTGGGTTACGGCGCTGGGCGAACCTTGCTCCGTATGCCCGTGAAACTATCTTGTTTACTAACTCTTCTTCAATTGGTGGTACCCCTAGTAAAGGAGCACTACCACTATCCGATGAAGCCACATTACCATCTTCAGATGAGGTGGGTGCGGGAGCCGCCCCTCCGTCTGGGGTGGCGACCATACCTGTAGCCAGCATAATGGCCTGCTGAATTTGGGCACGCATCATGTCAAGAGCGCCCTGATCCAAGGCGTCATTCTGGAGTTCTTCAAAGATTTCAAGCATTTTCTCGTTGGGGAATTCTTCACCCAGTAGAGCCAAAGCGCCACGCTTGGATTCCAAACCAAGAGCCATCTTGGCTTGTACTTCATTTAGTTTGATCAACTGGTCAACAGGCAACGGTTCAGGCCAGTGAACAGACGTACGGTAGGTAACAGGGTCAGCGGGGTTTAGTTGGGTCAACTGGTCTGGCTCTGGCTCTGCTGCGATAGATGGGTTGTATGTCAACCACTCTGGTTGAAAGATAGCCACTGTGCGAATAACGATCTCGTTAACTCGCTCCAGACCTTTTGTAAAGTGAACCTTTTTCATCATGAAACGGTTCATCATTGGCTGGTATTGGATAGCAAGAGCAACACCTGAAGTGTTGGATACTGGTTGGAATTGACCTAATGCTGTCTCAGGTACACCAGTGATTTCATGCATGGTGCGCTTAATAAATTGAATGTACTCCAACGCACCAGCCATCTCACCACGGGATTCAAGGTTAAACACGTTGGCGTCTTTAGGAAGACCAGCCCAAACCTTTTTAGGACCACGCTCTAGTTGTGATGCCTTAGCGCCAGTGATGATGGTTACTGGAGCAGCGTGGTAGTTGATGATGTCAGAGACTTCCACCATCTTTTCGTTAAGTTCACGGTTCAAGGGGATGATGTCCCAGATGTCTGATTGACCCCATGGCGAAGACGAGATGGTCGTATTTGGGATATGAACGATGGGGATAGTTCCTAATACGTTTTCGTATTGGTCAATGATCTCATCGTTGATGAACTGTTGAACAGTATCGTCAGTAAGGATTTCAGTAAAAGTATAAACCTGGCGAGTACCTTCTGGTGAAGTTCCCCAGAAGCGATACTTAAGTTTGAAACGAATCAAACGGTCACGGTCATGCGGGTGGTATTCAGGGAAGCAGTGCGCTGGGTTCAATGGAATGATGCGAACACGGCCCTCATGCGGGATGCCCACGCTGTCTACGTATGGTTCTTCATAAGCAACTTTGACAAACACGTCACCAGTTACAGATGCAAGTTGACCCATTTCCCAAAGAACATAATGCTTATTGTTGTCTTGATCCCATACCTTGTGAAGGATGTGCGGGGTAATAGCACCGTTTTGCTCAGGCACTTTAAATTGAACACCCTTACCAAAACAAAAGTTAGTAATGTAATCCGACATAGTGCGGACATAGTTCATATAGAACTGGGACTCGCCCATCTCTCGGCGGTAACTCCAGTGGTGGCCTAGGTACCAAGCCCATGCAGCAGAATAACGATTTAATCGTGGACCATGAACTTCAAACTCTTCATCTGCGAGTTCAACCAAGCCCAACGGGCTAATAGCAACGGTAAGGTCACTTGAGGATGCTCGGTATGATGGTGACCAGAAATCTATAGCCATTAGGACAGACGCCCCTTAATCAATATTGTAGGTGTATAAATTGTAGCCTGAGATAACAATAGCGTGTTGTGGATCGGTACGGGAGGAGGTATCGTGGTCTTCATGGGAACTGGAGTATGGGAAAACATAGAACGTTTAGTCAAATCACCAACATGCGTGGTATGTGGTGCTGAGACAAACCTGGGTGGAAAAGGAAAGCATGAGTTGTGCAAAAAGCACAACTCGTGGATGACTTACTTCTTCTTACGATTTAAGCGTTCTTCAGAAGCGTAAACGCCAGCCATTTCTTCTCGGCTAGGCGTGATTTTCACAGTTTTGCCTGATTGGGAAACCGCTGGTTTCATTGGGTCTTTTGCAGTTCCAGTAGACCATTCCTGTCCTGAATGCAGGTGCTCTGGGATATCAATACTTCCTGCGTAACCACCTGTTTCATCTACTTCACCGATTGCTTGTTGACGATTACGAGCGCCTTTTGTGTAGGCGGTCATAAAGCCCTCATCGGTGCGTGGTAGCGCTTCTGATACGTCCTGAGTGCCTGTGCCTTCAGATGGTACCCAACCACCGTGGTACATGCCAGGGGTGCTTAAAAGACCTTTGAACTTCTTTTGGTAGCGGCTAAGAGTACGAGACTGAACAGGGGCTTTAATCGTTTCTTCTACTTGTTCTTTAGGTAAAGAGACCATGTATGAATCTTTAGCCTTTGCCCCAGCATTGCTACCGTATGCAACTCTAGACCAACCTGAACTGCCCTCTTGGGCAATCTCTGTATTTACAAGTCCAGCAAGTTTAGAGACTTCTCTCTTGGGCATTTTTGCCATTACTTTTTAGCAGCGGCTTTTTTAGCAGCAGCCTTCTTCACAGGGGCTGGATCTGCTTTTGCAGGTGCAGCAGCAATTGCCTTAGTGGCAACGCTCAAAAGAAGGGCGGTGTTCTTTGGTCCAATCTTGGTGGACACTACCGAGATAACGGCAGCAACGGCTGGCAATGCCAAAGCAACAATCTCTGCTGAGACGTTGTACTTAGCGGCAGCAAATGTCAGGATGCCAAGAGCGGCACCTTTAATAGCGGCGTCAGCATGTGCGGTCTTTAGTTCGTTCATAATACTCCTTGAATAGGTTTAGATTGATTATACCGTTTTACGGGATCGGGCGTTTTCTTGCTCCTGTACAAAGGTGTGGTACGGAGGCCCTGTGTGGGGGTCAAAGCGAGCAGCGATGTTTAAAGCCTTAATGGCATTGGTTTTAGCCTGCTGAATAGTTTGCTTTTTATTATGTGTCAGGACTTGCATCGCACCTAGTGCATAAGCAGCACCTGACCCAATGGCATAAAC